CAAGCGATCAAGCGATCAAGCGATTTGTGTGACCATGGCGAAATTGGTAGCCGCCCTGTGATGGTTCGCAACCATTAGGAATCCTACATCCCCGAAACATGAGTAGGAGTGCAGGTTCGAGTCCTGCTGGTCACAACAGAAGATTATCGTTGTAGTTCAATCCACCCAGGGGGCCGTTTCCGGCCCCTTCCCTGTTTGTCCGATTTTTTCCCACCTTTCACACCTGTCAAGAACTTTTTTCATTTTTTTTACGGGTTCCACCGGGGTTCAGCGGGACCCACCGGGACTGAGCGGGGTTGAGCGCCCCCGCCGCGGTCCCGCTTGTCCATCATTGGTAAAACCGTGGGGTATGCTGTGTGCAAACAGCAGGCCTGAATTTTCACGGAGCAATCAATGCCGCGCACCATCGATGAAGTCACCACCGCCCTCGCCTCCGTCCGGACCGCCATCACCGCGGCCGAAACCGCCCAGGACTACACCACCGCCATCGGTCAGCGCAAGGCCATGGCCAACCTGTCGATTCTCTATGCCCGGGAAGAGCGGCTGCTGAAGGAGCGCGACGCGCTGACTGTCGGCGGCGTCGGCTCAGGTCCGGTCGTCAATGCGGGGATCATCGCCCGATGAACTTTCTGACGCGCAACTTATCCCGCCTCAAGCTCTATGTCGCCCGGCGCTCCGTCACCGTTGCCGCCGCGTCGCTGACCGGCGGCGTCGTCGCCACCGCCCCGCAATCGATTGAACGGCGGTCAGCCGGCAGCTCCGGCACCCTCGTCAACTGGAATCCGCGCCGGGTCGATCATGCCGCCGCCAGCCGCGAGCGCGAGGCCATCGTCAAACGGGCCCTCGATCTCGACGCCAATGACCCCCACGTCTCCGGCCTGATCGAGTCGATGAACATCAACACGATCGGCACCGGCCTGACCCCGCAGTCGCGGATGCGGGCCGACCAGCTGCCGGTCGCGGCCGATGATGTCAAGTTGCTGCAGCGCCAGGCGGAATGGAACTTCGCCCTGTGGACGCGCGAGTGCGACGCCCGGGGGACCAAGCACTTCAAGGACATCTGCCTCGTCGCCGACCGCTCGATGCTGGTGCGGGGCGAGTACCTGATCCTGCCGCGGATGCTCAAGAGCCGCGGCCGCTTCTCGTTGCGGCTGCAGGTCGTCGATCCGCTGCGGCTGTCGACCCCGAGCGACAAGCAGCGTTCGGAGCGGATCATCGACGGGGTCGAGATCGACGGCATCGGCGCCCCGACGCATCTGTGGATCCACAACGACCCGAGCAAGCCGCTGCAGCGCAACTCCGCCAACTACATCCGCCTGCCGATCATGGCCGGGCACCGGCCCCAGGCCCTGCACGGCTTCATCGAAAAGGAGCCGGACCAGTACCGGGGCCAGGTCTTCTTTTCCCCGGCAATGAAATTTTTCCGCGACCTGTCCGACCACCTCGACGCCGAACTGGTGTCCAACATCGTCACCTCGGCGGTGGCCCTGTTCATCTCCACCCCGTGGCCGGATGCCGCGGCGCTGGCCGCTGCCGGCGGGGTCGGCCAGTATTTCACCAACCTCGGGACCGAAAAGCGGATTCAGGAGGTCGTGCCGGGCGGGGTGTTCTACGGCCAGCCGGGCCAGGAACCGAAACCGATCGCCAACAACCGCACCGGAGACAACTTCGTGCCGTTCGTCGAAACGATCCTCCGCGCCGCCTCCTCCTGCGCCGGGATCCCCTACGAGGTGGCGGCGAAGAAGTACGGCGAGATGAACTACTCCTCGGCCCGCGCCGCCTTGCTCGAGGCCTGGCGGGTGTTCGGCCATCGCCAGGACTGGATCGCCCGCCACCTGTGCCAGCCGTGCTGGGACATGGTCATGGAAGAGGCGTGGCTGCGGGGGATGATAGAGCTGCCGGAGTTCTACGGCCGGCGCGAGGCCTGGTGCCAGGCGGTGTGGATCCCGCAGGCGCGCGGCCATATCGACCCGGTCAAGGAGGCGCAGGCCAACATCCTGAAAAAGAAATACAACATGACGACCCAGACGGCGATCGCCGCCGAAGACGGCCACGACTGGGAAAGCGACGTCGCCGAAGTGCTGGCCGCCGAACGCGAGATCGAACAGCGCTGCGGCCTGGAGTACCCGGACGCGGCGAAGAAAGGAGCAGGGAAAGACAATGCCAACTGACCTGAGCACGACCATGTGGGCCATCACCCCGCAGATGCTGGAGACCATCGACGGCATCATCTCCGCCCGGCTGGCCGGCGGCCAGATCGATCTGGCGGCGGTCGAGGCCGAGCTGGGGCGGCCGCTCGACAACCAGCGGGCGGAAAAACCGTATCAGAACATCGACGGCGTTGCGGTCGTGGCGCTGGCCGGGGTCATGGGCAAGCGGATGAACATGCTGTCGAAGATCTCCGGCGGGATGTCGACCGAGATCGTGCGCAACGATATCCAGGCCGCCATCGACGACCCCGACGTCGCCGCGATCGTCCTCAGCATCGACTCGCCCGGCGGCACCGTCGACGGCACCGCCGAACTGGCCGACTACATCCTTCGGGCCAGGACTGAAAAACCTATCTTCGCCTATGCCGACGGGACGATGGCCTCGGCTGCGTACTGGGTCGGAGCGGCAACGGAGAAAATCTACGGGGTCCGCACCGCCAATATCGGCTCGGTGTCGGTCGTCGTCTGCCATTACGACCGGTCGCGGGCCGACGATGCCGCCGGGATCAAGCGGACCTTCGTCACCTCCGGCAAATATAAGCGGATCGCCAATGACGCCGAACCGTTGAGCGGTGACGGCCGCGACTATCTGCAGGAGATCGTCGCCCGCACCCACGCCCTGTTTATCGAGGGCATCGCCGCCGGCCGGGGGATGACCCCGGAGGCGGTCGACGCGGCCATGGGCGACGGCCGGATCTTCCTCGCCGCCCAGGCATTGGAACTGAACATGATCGACGCGATCGGCTCATTGGCCGATACCATCAACGCCGCGCGTGCGGCAGCCAAGGAGGCAAATATGGACAAAGTGGAATTGCAGGAGAAGTACCCGGAGGCGGCTGCCGCATTGATCGAGGACGGCAGGGCCATGGCGGCGGCGGAACTGACCGCGGCGGCAGGAGACCAGGCCACGGCGGCGCTGACGGCGGAGGGCGACCGGATCTTCGGTCTGTATGCCCGGCTGCACGGGCCAGATGCCGAGGCCAGTTTCAGAAAACTCGTCGACTCCGGTCTGACGACCGCGCAGATGGACGCCCTCGGCGACTGCGGCTTTACGAAGGCCGCCGCCGGAGCGAGTGCCGATGCTGACGAGCGTAAGAAGATCCTGGCCGGCCTGGAACAGACCGGCCAGCACGAGATCGTGGGCGGTGGATCCGGGGGATCGGCCCCGACCGATTTCATGGCCGCGGTCGACGCCCACATCGCCGAAAGCGGCGGCAAGGTCTCCAAGGCCGAGGCCGTCAAGGCCGTGTCGAAGATGTATCCGGCGCTGCACGAGGAATATCTGACCAAGGCCAACCAGCGCTGAGGCTGAACGCAACTGTCGACCCGGCCATGCCCGGCGACACCAACCAACGTAGAAGAGAGGTACACCATGGGATGGAATGAAGGAAAGAAGGCGTTTACCACCTCGGCGGCCGTGTCCGCCAAGCGCTTGGTCAAGATGGCCAGCACCGGTCTGGTGGCGCACTGCACCGCCGCCGATGCCGACACCGCGATCGGCGTCACCGACTACGCCGCCGCCTCCGGGGCCGATGTCGGCGTCAAGCTGCTGAATTTCCCCGGCACGTTCGAGATGACCGCCGTTGCGGCGATCACCTCCGGGGCCGCGGTCTACCAGGCCGCCGACGGCAAGGTGTCGATGACGCCGGTCGCGGGCGGCAAGATCGGCATCGCCATCGAAGCCGCCACCGCCGACAACGACATTATCGAGGTCCTGCCGCTCGTCACCTCGGCAGAAAATGCGGTCGAGGCGGTGCAGACCGTCACCGCCTCCGGGGCGATCACCCCCGGCGCCGTGACCTATCTCAACTCCGCCGGCGGCGCGATCGCCGGGACATTGGCCGACGACACCGTGCCGGGCCGGTTGACGACCATCGTCATGCAGGAGGCCACCGCCTCCTCGACGGTGTCGATCGCCCACCACGTCACCAGCGATCCGGAGGTCGCCACCTTCGACGCCGTCGACGAGACGCTGGTGCTGATCTGGACCGGCACCGAATACGCAACCATCTACGCCACGGCGACCTTCGTCTAAGGCCTGGACCGAACTTAACAGCACAAGGAGCACATTATGCCTTTTCCGAAACCCAATACCAGCATCGCCCGGCCCGACCTCGGGTTCGCGGTGCAGGAGTACATCGAATCCGCGCCCGCGATGGGCTTCATCGGTCTGGAGGTCATGCCGATCTTCTCCACCCCGTACCAGGCCACGACCTTCCCGGTCATCCCCAAGGAGGCCCTGCTTGGTCTCGGCGACACTAAACGGGCGATGCGCGGATTCTACAACCGCGGCGACTGGGAGTTCGAGCAGGGGAAATACTCGACCTCTGAGCACGGCTGGGAAGAACCGGTCGACGATCGTGAGCGCAACCTCTACAAGGCCTCGATCGACGCCGACACCATCGCCGTGCAGCGGGCCACCGCGATGATCCTGCGCAGTCAGGAGAAGCGGATCGCCGACAAGGTCTTCAACGCCACCAACTTCACCGCCCACGGCATCACCCACGAGTGGGACGACGCCTCCAACGCGGTGCCGCTCGACGACCTCGAGACCGGCAAGCTGGCGGTGCGGTCGGCCTGCGGGATGATGCCCAACACCCTGATCATCTCCTATTCGACCTTCCTGAACCTGCGCCGCAACGTCCAGCTCAAGGCCCAGTTCGGCGGCGCCTTCGCCGGGCAGGACGCCAACAACATGACCGTGGAGCAGATGGCCCATCTGCTCGACGTCGAGAAACTGCTCGTCGGCGGCGCGGTCTACAACAGCGCCAAGAAGGGACAGAACGCGGTCATAGCCAACCTGTGGAACTATGAGTACGCGATGCTGACGATCACCTCGTCCGCTGCCGACATCTCCGAGCCGTGCATCGGCCGGACGTTCCTGTGGAACGAGGAATCGGCCGACAATACGGTCGTCGAGCAGTACCGGGCGGAGGGCAACAGGTCGGACATCTTCCGGGTCCGGCACGATACCGACGAGCGGCTGCTGAAGAGCGTCGACGACAGCGACTCGACGATTTCCGATATCGCCGCCGCCGTCTCCTACCTGTTCAGCAATATCACCACCTGATAGCCGGGGACTGGAATGGGACTGAAACAGCAGATGGCGAGCGATTGCGGCACGGTGTTTCTCAATGCCGCCGATTTCGGGGTGGACGCCACTTACACCCCGGCCGGCGGATCAGCGCTGGCGCTCGTCGTCCTGTTCCGCCGCGGCAGCACCATGGCCGACGGGCAGCGGCTGCAGATCGAGACCGAGGCGAGCTGCATCGTCGCCAAGGATGATGTCGCCGCCCCGGAGTCGGGTGACCTGCTGACCCTGTCGACCGGTGAAGTGTGGCTGGTCGATGCCGACACGTTGCGGGCCGCCGACGACCATAGCTGGCAGCTGGCGCTGCGGCAGGCGCCGCGGCCGACCTTCCGGGGGTTCTGATGCTCGAGATCAAGATCCAAGAGAGCGGGATGGACGAGCTGACCAGGTCGGTGGTCGCCATGGGCGGGCTGTTCGCCCGGGCGCGCAAGTCGGCGATGTCGTCGGTCGGCTGGTATGTCCAGCGCACCCTGCGCAACCATCTCGAGTACGGGCCGCCGGAGTGGGAGGGCCTGCACGATCTCACCGAGCTGTTCAAGAAAAAAGGCGGGATGTGGGCGCTGCGCACCGCCAAACCGCGCTCGCCGGCATTCTGGCTCGGCAAGTTCAGCCGCTATCGGGTATCGAGCGACGGCGGCTGGGTGCAGATCGATTTCGGCAAGAGCCGCAAGGGCCAGCCGGGACGGTTCGACCCCGCCATCGCCCCTATTGCCCGGCGGATCGACCAGGGCGAGGACATCGCCGTCACTCCGGCGATGCGGCGCAAGATGGCGGCGACGAAGAAGGCGACCAGGGGCCAGCACGAGATCGGCATCAACTACTTCCCGTTGCGCAAGAGCACCAAGCGGCTCGACATCCCGGCCAGGCCGATCTTCGCGCCGGTGTTCCGCAAGATTGAGAACGAGGTCACGCCGCTGTTCGTCAAGAAGTTCTGGGCGAGTTTCGACCGTTACCAGGCCGGGAGGGCAAAGGCATGACGGTACAGGAGATTGTCGCGCTGGCGGCCAATGCCATTTTGAACGATGGCGGGGTGCAATCGTGGTGTGAGGCGACGTTCGGTCAGGGCTTGTGCGTGTTTATCGGCATCGATGAGCATAATCCGCCCGACCGCACCTACTGGCCGCTGGCGGCGATCATCGACGCCACCGAACTCAAGAGCGACAACCAGAAATACCAGCAGTTCGGCCTCGTGCTCGGCTCGGCGGTCGTCAACGACACCGTGACCACGGTCGGCAGTCTCCATACATACGCCGGGATGCTGCAGGCAGAGGAGCTGCGCGGCCGGGTCGAGTCGGCGCTGTTCGCCGCCAACATCGGCCACCAGGTCGAGTGTTCCGGCGACTCGTCGGCGGTCTCGTCGCACCCGTATTACATCAGTTACTCGGCTGTCACCATCAGCCTTCTCAAATCGAGCCGCCACGCAGTGCGGTAGGGAGGATCAATCATGCCAATAGCAAGCAACTCTGACAACATCCGCTTCAACGGCACCGGGCGATTGTATGTCGCCACCGTCGGGGCGACCGGGGTCGGGATGGAAATCGGCGAAATCGACGGCCTGTCCGATTCGATGGAGACGACGACCGACAAGATCAAGAGCAACCGCACCGCCGCCCGCGCGACGCTGAAAGAGGTCGAGACCGAGCGGACGATGTCGCTGTCGTTCGGGATGCGGGAGCAGAGCATCGAAAACCTGCAGCTGGCGCTCGCCGCCGACACCCCCAACGTCACGAGCCAGACCGCCGGCACGATCGACGGGGTGGCGCTGACGATGACCGCCAAGGAGTACAACGACCTCGGCAAGGTCAACTGCTTCATCACCAAGATTGGCCACGGCACCGTCACCAGCGGTCCGTTCGTCATCGGGACGACCGTCACCGGCGGCACCTCGAGCGCCACCGGTGTCATCGCGTGGGTCGGCTCCGGGTATCTCGAACTGGTCGAGGTCTCCGGGACCTTCGTCTCGGGCGAGACCCTGACCGCAACGACCGTCAGCGCCGTCGCCTCGTCGGTCGAGACGCTGGCCGACGTCGTGCTATGCAACGCGGCGACGCCGACGACACGCTACACCCTGGGCACCGACTACCGGGTGGATTCCGATTACGGCTTCGTGATGAAGATGCCGTCGCCGGGGACGATCGAGGCCACCGCCTATGTCTGGTGCGACTACCTCGCCGCCAGCAAATCGACGATGCACGCCTTGTCGGCGGCCTCGACCGAGAAGAAGCTGACCTTCGTCACCGACGCCGACGATCTCGGGCCGCAGATGCGCTTCACCTACCACAAGGTCAAGCTGACGCTCAACGGCGACCGCCAGCTCATCGGCGACGGCGAATCGATCCTGCCGATGACCGGCACCGTCCTGGCCGACTCGACCAAGCCGACCGGGCAGCAGTACATGCAGACCGAGGTCTTCGAGTAAGACCGGCGCAGCCATCACACGTTCCGGGCGGGTTATCCTGCCCGGAACATTCCGCAGGGAAAGGAGCAGGGATGATCAACAGTAAGACGATACAGATTGGCGGGAAGGTTGTGAAGGTGTCCGAGGTCAGCGTCCGCAAGGTGCTGCAGGTCCTGCCGTTTCTCAATGCCGCCACAGGCGACACAGCCAAAAACGCACAAGATGCACAACAGGAAGGCACAGCCGACGCAGGGTTCATGGCCAATATCACGGCGATGCTGGGCGACTCGTGCGGGTTGACGGTCGACGACCTGCTCGACCTGCATGCCTCGGAGCTGGAGGAACTGTGGACCGCCTTTCGCGAGGTCAACGCTTTTTTTTTCAAGGTGGCGTTCCAGCTGCGGCTCGAGGAAAAACTGGCGGAGATGATCGGTACGATGCTGCAGGGCTTTGGCGGCTTGTTTGCCGGCTTGTTCAGCGAGGTCATAGCCAATGCCTCGAGTATGGATATTCCTGGTTTGTCGCCGCCGTCGCCAACTCCGAGCGGGAGCGCCGCGACGAACGAATAGAACTGGCGATTGCGGTGCGCAGCGGGGCATGGAGCGATGACAAGGTCTGGAAGGAGATGATGCGCGGCTATGGCAAATAATCGGGTCGACATACAGATACGGGCGGTTGATCAGGGGGTCAAGCAGGTCTTCGACCTCGTCGCCCAGAAGCTGAAGACCGGCAAGGTCGCGCTCGAGGCCTACAACCAGGCGATGGGCAAGACCCAGGCCGTGGCGGCGAAGATGAGCGACAGTCTCAAGACCGCCTTTGCCGGGGTCGGGGCCGGGGTCGTCGTCCAGTCGCTGTTCCAGGCCGGGGTGCAGGCCCAGAACCTCGACCGGGCCTTTACCGCCATCCTCGGCTCGAGCGATGCCGCCGCCGCCGAACTCGATTTTATCCGTTCCACCTCCGACCGTCTCGGTCTCAGTTTTTACGACACCGCCAACGCCTACAAGGGCATCGCCGCCGCCGCCGCCCCGACCGAGCTGGCCGGGGAAGGGGTGCGCAAGATCTTTATCGGCATCGCCTCCGCCGCCTCGGCGCTGGGGATGTCGACCGATGACGCCTCCGGAGCGCTGCGGGCGATCGGGCAGATGATCTCCAAGGGCAAGATCCAGGCCGAGGAACTGCGAGCGCAGCTGGGCGAACGCCTCTACGGCGCCTTCCAGCTGATGGCCGAAGCGTCCGGGGTGACGACCGAGGCCCTCGATAAGATGCTGGTCAAGGGTGAGGTCAGCATCGACATGCTGGGCCGGTTCGCCGAGATCCTGACCGAACGCTACGGCCCGGCCGCCGAGATCGCCGCCACCCAGGCGGTCGGCGCCCTGGCCCGATGGCAGACGGCATGGTGGGACCTCAAGGTCACGCTGGCCAATTCCGGATTTCTGGAAAACGCCACCAACTACCTGACGACGCTGACCAACACCATGAAAGATCCGGCGGTGCAGAAGGCGATTGCCGCCTGGGCCAAACGGTTCTTTGAGCTGACCGACGCGATCATCAAGACCGTGTGGGAGTACAAGGGCCTGATTGCCTCCACCGCCGGGATTGTCATCGGCGTCAAGATCGTCGACACCATGGTGCGCACCGTGCTGGCCCTGGGGGCAGCCTTCAAGGTGTTGACCGGGATGAGCATCGCGGCGTGGTTCACGACCGCCGCCCAGGGGATGACGACGGCCGCAATTGCCGCCGGCGGGTTGAAGACCGTCATCGGCGCTTTGGCCGGGGTTTTCCTTGCCTGGGAGGTTGGCTGGCAGATCGGCACTCTGCTGAACAAGTTCGACATCGTCAAGACCGCCGGAACGACGATGGCCCATGGTTTGACCATGGCATGGCTGCTGGCGAAAAAGGCCTGGGTCGATCTGACCAACGGCGACAGCTCGGCGATCGAACGCCAGATCGAGATCGCCCGCACGACCTACACCAACATGATCGACGAGATCGACGGCAAGACGAAGAAGGCCGGCGACTCGCAGAAGAAGGTCCACCAGGAGGTGGCCGGGGCGGCGGTGCAGGCGGCGGCGAAGCAGAAAGAGGCGCAGGCCGCGGCCCTCGACGAGATGAAGAAGAAGTACCAGCAGTATGCCGACGAGGTCAAGCGGCTGCAGGACGACATCGCCGGCCGCGAACGGTCGCTGGCCGAGCAGCTGCGCGACATGGCGCGCTCGGGTATGTCCGACATCGGCGCCTGGCAGGACCGCAAGGCCCAGGCCGAGGAGTACGCCGCCGCCGCCAAACGGGCCGCCGAAGAGGCGCGCCAGGCCTTCGCCGCCGGCAATGCCGATATCGGCCAGGCCAAGGCCGCCGAGGCGGTCGGGCTGTACGACAAGGCCAAGGATGCCGCCGCCGAACTCAACCGCGAGGTCAAGGACGGCGATCAGACCATCATGAGCCAGCAGCAGAGCCTGCAGACGGCGCTGGCGATGGTCGAGGAGTACGGCAAGGGGGCGCTGGACGTGCAGAAGGAACTGCAATCGTCGCTGGCCGCCACCGCCCAGGAACTCGACAAGCAGAGCGGCGGCGAACTGTCGAAGCAGCTGCCGGAGATCGCCAAACAGTTTGCATCGTTGACCGGCAGCGCCGAAGGTCTGGCCGAATCGGCGAAGAAGTTCAACGATGCCTGGAATGACGCCTGGAACCGGGCGACGCTCGGCGGGCAGCACGCCATCGCCCAGCTGGAAAAGGACCTGAAGGAACTGACGCGGGACCGGCATATCAAGATCTATGTCGAGGAGGTCGTCAAGAAGGCTTCCGGCGGCGTCATCCAGAAGATGGCGAGCGGCGGCCGGGTGCTGCGCAACATGCTGCGCGGCGGCTTCTTCCCCGGCTTCGGCGGCGGCGACCGCCGCCACGTCGTCGCCGAGGACGGCGAGTACATGCTCGACAAGGACCGGGTCAAGCACGCCGGGCTGGCGGCGGTGCGGGCCTTTCATGCCGGGCGCTATGACGTCGTCGTCGCCCATCTGCTGAAAAAGATGCGGATCAACGCCGCCGACCTTATCCGCCGTCAGGTCGGGGGGGTCATCAATTCCCTGCCGGCGCTGCCGAAGATCGCGTCGCCGTTCATGGCGGCCGGGGGGATGGTGGCGAGCCCGGCAGCCGCGGGGGCCTCCGGCGACGTCATCAATCTCACCCTCAACTATAGCGGCAGCGGCGGGCAGGCCGACGCCAAGCGGCTGGCCGACATGGTCATGACCGAGCTGCAGCGCCAGCACCGGAGGGCGAGCCGATGACGGTATCACTGGGCGGCATCACCCTGTCCGACGACCTGCGGTTGACCGGGACCAAGAACCAGCCGCGGATCGCCGGCAACGTCCGGATCACGCTCGGCGGTCGGGCCGTGGCCCAGGGCACGCCGATCGCCTCGGGGCGGCAACTCGTGCTCGAGGCCGTGCGCGACGGCGACGCGATCCTCGGCTATTTCACCGGCACGCAGGTCGACCAGATCTGCACATTGCGCGACAACATGACGACGGCAGCGCTGGTCCACCACCTGGGAACCTTCCAGGTCATCGTGACCGCGGTCGACGTCGACGACCTGAAGGGTGTGGCCGACCCGGCCGCCGCCGCCGAATACTTCGGAACCATCACCATGATCGAGGTGTAATCCATGCTTTCCACTGATCTGAAAGTTTACAAGGCCAAAACCAACGGCCGCATGAGCGGCACCGACCTGGTCACGTCCGGGGTGCTGCAGAATGTGTTTCCCCACGTCACCAGCGCCCAGCGCACGGCTGGCTTGAGGGATGCGTACAAGACATTCTGGAAGGTCGCCGACGACAGCGACGGCACCCTGATCGATCCCGAGCTGTACCACGACGCCCCGACAAAATCTGCGACCGAGTACGTGGTTTTTTTCGCGATGAGCCAGCGCGAGACCATCGCCTCCATCTCCGGCCTGCTCGACGCCTCGCCCTCAGACGCCCGCAAAAAATACGGTACGGCCTATCTCAAGACCAGCATCACCGCCGGGGCTCAGACATTGGTGGTGACCGTCAAGGCCGCAGCCCTGGCTGCCGGCAACGACGCGATTTTCTCCAGCGGCGACAAGATCAAACTGACCGACAAGGCCACCGCCGACGCCCTCACTGGCAACGAAGAAATCCTGACGATCAACGGCGCCCCGTCGGTGTCGGGGACCGACATCACGATCACCGTCACCGAGCTGATCGCCAACAACTACACCGCCGCAGCCACGCCGACCCAGGCCTCGCCTCGGGTGTCGACGCTGTACCAGCCGGCCGACATCGCCG